CGCTCCTCGATCTCCAGCCGCTCGCCCATTTCCTTGGCGACCTGTCGGGCCAGCCGGCGCGGCCCCGCGGCCTTGATCGCCTCCACCGGCCCGCTCATGGCAACGCTGGTGAGCGCGCCGATCAGTGCGCTGTACCAGGCGTCCTTGTGGACCTGCCGCAGCGTGCGCTCGTCGCTACCGACCAGCCACTGATTGAGGCCCCAATCCGCAAACTCGGAGATGAACTCCTCGGCGCCTTCACCCAGGGCGTCCACCAGGAAGAGAATCGCCCGCTGCGCCGCCTCGCTGCCGATCTGCCGCTTGACGATGTTCTCTATGCCTTTGTCCAGCGATCCGATATTGAGGCCGGGAATACCGCCGAACATTTTCTCCGTCAGAACCTCCACCGCGGCCACGGCGCCGCCGTAGATTACGGCCAGCTCGTCCTTCGCTCCGGCTTTCAGCGCCTCCTCCGTCGCATTTCCCGCCGCCTGCGCGGCCATGATCCAGAGGCCGGAGCCCGGCACGGCGATGTTGGAGAGTATCGACGGCACCATGCCGCCGACGCCGTTGGCCGTCTGCGCGAAAGCTCGCGTGACCTTCCCGGACGCCGCGGAATGTTCCGCCGCTGTCTGCGCAAAGTCCTGCACCCACTTTCCGGCCTTGCTGATTCCGGTCAGGCCCAGCGTGTCCGCCGTCTGCTCGATGCTCTGGAGCCCGCGCTGCTGCATATCCTCCAGCAGCTTCCCGCTGCTGTCCGCGATCTTCTGCTGCCCCGGCAGGCCGGACATGACGCTCTGCTGCTCCATGAGCTGCCCGCGGGTCATTTCCTGTCCGGCATAGTTCAGCGCGTTCCCGATGCCGCGCACGGCGCTGAGCGCGCCGGCGCCCAGATTCTCCGCCACCGTCTGCGCATCCTCGGCCAGCCCGTAGCGTCCGCCCATCTCGTGCAGCTTCCGGTTTTCCTCCTCGCGCCGCTCCCACGCCGCGTCGGCCTGCTTCTGCTGCTCCTCGGCAGCCGCCGCTGTCACCGGATGCAGATACATGTCGGAAGTCGGCTGAAGGGCAGCCGCAAGCCGCTCCGCCTCCTTGACCTTCTCGCGCTGCTTCTCGGTCTCGCTCTTCGACGCCTCGGCCTGCTTTGCCCGCTCCTCGGCCCTGGCCCCTGCCTCGTCAGCCCGCTTCTGCTGCTCCTCGGCTGCCGCCGCCGTCACTGGATGCAGGTACATATCCGAGGTGGGCTGGACAGCCCTGGCGTATGCCGCGGCCTCCCGCTGCTCTTTCCGCAGTTCCTCCTCGGTCTTCCTCCCGCGCCCGCCGCCGCCCGGCGTTCCGGGCGCCACGGTGCCTTTTCCGGTGCCGACGGTCTGTGTCGGCGTAGTCGCCGCCGGCATCCAGGGATTGGCCGCCTTGACCTCTCCGACGATCCTGTTGGCCCATTCCTCCGGCGTCGGCAGGGCGAGAGAGCCCGCGCTTTTGGCAGCCGGTGTGCCCGTGCTGCCATAGCGCCCCGCCGTCGGCGTATAGACCGGCGGCAGCGCCAGCGCGTCATAGTCCGAAGCAGACGCCGCTCCCGGCGTCTGCTCGTCTTCTTCTTTCAGTTTGCTGTTGACCAGGGCATAGAAGGACGCAGCGCCGCCGCTCTGGGCGGGCTGCTCGTCCTCCTTCAGCTTCTTGTTGACAAGATCATAGAAATCATTTGCTCCTGCCATAGTTCACCTCGTCATTTCTTCCCTTTGAGGATGTCTGCCACGACTGCCGCCGCTACATCCGCGTCGATCATGCCCTTGTTGACATAGTTATAGGCGTATTCTCTGGCCGCCGTTGCCGGATCGACCACGCCCGCTACGGCGTTCATGTAGTTTTCGATCCCCTCCGCGAGCTGGACGGTTGACATCGTTCCGCCTGCACCTTCGTCTTTTTGACTGGTCGGATCGCCCTGCGGCGTGTAATAATAAGCCGGCTGCTGCGCCGCCGCGGGCTGCTCGTATGGCACGCCGTAATAGTACTCGTAGGCGGAGAGCACATTGGGTGCGAGGTTCCCGTTTTTGATCGCCTCATTCACCTGTGCCGCTGTCAGCACCGGCTTCGCGGACGTTGCCGCCGTCTTCTCCTCGGCGCGCTTCACAGCGTCGGCGACGGCGTACAAATAGGCGCCGTCATAGCCAGAGAGTGCCAGCAGGTCCTGCGAGATCGCGTCGGGCGAGCCTCCGGCGGCGAGATAGTTGTCGATCTGCGCCTTCGCATCGCTGCGGGCCGCGGCCTCGTCCTCCCGGCGGTATCTCTCCTGAAGGTTCTGCTGCTCGATCATGGCCGCCCGGACGGCAGCCGCCCGCGTGTATGCCAGGTCTTCGGCCTCGCGCTGCGCCTGGATTTGTGCGATCCCCAGCTCCCGCTCGTTCTCCAGGCCGCCTGCTTCAATGTCCCGGATGCCAGTCAGGCGCTGCCGCTCGTTCTCGGCCAGGTTGGCGCCGTAGCCCGTCTCCAGCCCCAGCATACTGCTTTCACGCAGCCCGCCGGTGTAGCCCTGCGCCGCCAGCCTCTGCGGAAGATCGCGCCGGGCCATCATGTAGTCCACATACAGCTGCCGGTTGAGGTCCCGGAACTGCGCGTTCAGTGCGTCGATCTGCCGCTGGATGTTTGCCCGTGCCTGCTCCAGCTGCAAAGCGTAGGCGCTCTCGTTGTCCGCCTTGGCCTGCTCCAGCAGCCTGTCCACCTCGGCCAGCTGCTGTTCAAGTGCCTGGATTTGCGCGTTGCCGGCGGCCTGGTATTCCGTCTGCCGCTGCTGGATCGCTTCGAGCTGCTTAGCCTGTTCAGCGAGCTTTTGCTGCTGCTGCGTGTCGATTCCCGCGCTGGACTGCTGCCCCGCGCCGGACTGCTGCCCCGCGCCGGTTTTGATGCCGGACCCTGGAGCGACGGTGGCGCCGGGGATGGATACCACTCTCCCGTTTTCGTCGTATCTCGCGCCCAGCTTTGCCAGGATGTCCGCGCCGTCTTCCCCGGCTGCCAGCGCGTCGGAATACTGATTGATAAGGAAAGCCCGGTCAATGTTGAGATCGTCGCCTGCCGCGATCTTCACAATGCCGTTTCCGTCAAAAGCATATCCAGCGCCCTGCAAGGCAGCCAGAGCCGCCTCCGACGTGATCTTGTCGTATGCCGTATCGTAATACGCAGAATGATATACGCCTGCGCTGTCGATATAGCCCAGCGAGTTGTGCTTGCTGTCGTAGATAATGTATTGCCCTTTGTCCGGATTTGCGGCGATATAGTTCACTTTGCCCGTGTCCGGGTTGGTGAACTGGATCTCCCTTCCGTTGGAGACGCCGGTCATATAGTCGTAATGATCCTCCTCCAGCGGAGAAGACACCAGGGTGGTGACGTTTCCGTTGCCCTTATACCAGACGCGCCCGCTGCTGTCCTTCACATACGACCCCACGGGGACCTCCTGCGTCCCGGCGGCGTCGGTGTAGGTCTTGCCGTTGATGATGTAGCCCGTTTTCTCGTTGCCGCGAGAATCGTAATACACAGTCTGATACGGCGAGCTCCCGCCGGAAGCCGCCGCGGCGGACGGCGCGACAGACGACGGCGCTGCGTTCTGTTTCGCCAGGTATTCCGAATAAAGCATCCCGCTCCCGTCCGGCATTTTGATATACTGCGCGCCGCCGGCGTTGACGATGCTGCCGGCGCCGACAGGCGTGGTCCCGGCAGCGTCCTGATAGGTGCGCCCGTCGATGATGTAGCCCTCGCGCTTCTCGCCGCTTGCGTCGATGTAGGTGGTCTTCGATGCCGCCGGCTGTGCCGCCGCAGGCTGTGCCGCCGGCTGCGTTGCGCGGTTGTCGATTCTTCCGTTGTTCCAGCCTTGCGCGTCCGAATTGACGACCCCATGCTGCGCGGGCGTCGACGACGGGTTGACCTTATTCGTCCTATTCGCCAGGTTCGCCGTGACGTTGTTCACGACAGACGCAACAGCCGCCGGCGCCGCCGATGCACTGCCCGACAGGACGCTGTTCACGACAGACGCGGCGGGCGACGATGCCGGCTGCGATGCCGCGGGCCGCGACGCTGCCTGGTGCGTCTGAATGTAATCCCTGTAAACGCTCTTGCCTGCCATGTTTCTGCCCTCCTTACTCGTCGGCCTGGTGGCCGGCGTCCGTGCGTTCCTGTCCTGCCCCCGGCAGCTCCTGCGGCTTCTCCGCTTCCACCGTCTGCGCCTCCCCGGTTTTCTCTGCGCTCTTTTTGAGCTTTTTCACTATCGCAACCAAAAATCCCGGAAGGGGTACGCCGATCTCGCTTAGATTCTCCAAAATACTGATACATTCATTGAGGATCAGCCAGACCGTCACAAGCAGCCCAAATATATGAAAGTTCCCCAGATCCATTCCTGTGCCGACGGCGGCGGTGTGGATGATGTAGTCGACCACAATCGCCACCCCCACCGCGAAGAGGTAGCCGATCTTCTTGATAATCCCCAGGACGCCGGTGCGCGAGCTGAGCGTCCCGGCCATCCACGCGGCGCCGATGCCTGTGAAATAGTCCGCCAGCATCACCGCGGCCAGCACGATCAGCGGCCCCAGCAGCATGTGAAAATACGCGGCGGCGCCGGCGAAGATCAGCGTGACCGCTCCCTTGATTGCAAAGTCTTTCATTTTGCCCTCCTTTTTTATTCCAGCAGTCCGCTGGTCGTTTTGTTGTCTTCCGGCGTCGTGACGCTGTGATAGCGCCAGAGCGCCAGCGCGATGGACTTGTCCGTCTCTGTGCTCCCGGTGACGATCCCCAGGTCCTGCGCCCATTTCAGCGCGTCCTGGGCCGGGTCTGTCGGCTTCTGCGGCTGCTGCGCATACTCCCACGTCATGCTGCCGTCGTCCTCCGCGTAGCTGTTCAGATGATTCAGCCCGGCCTGTCGGATGATCTTCGGAAAGTCCCGGTAGCTCTCGTTGGTGTCCACGCTGCCGGCGATGCCTGGGACGGTGCTCAGCCCCCATTGCCAGATGTCGCAGCGCCTGGGCGGATCGGAGAGATCGGCGCCGCCCGACAGCTTCCAGGCGGCCAGCCAGAGGCCGAACCGCTCCGTCAGCTTCTCGTCATACAGGCGGTTGAGGTAGTCCGGGTTTGCGTAGTTCAGCGCCCAGTAGCCGCCGCGCTCGATCTCCTCGCAGAAGGCTGTCACGAAGCTGGATGCCAGCTCCTTTGTGATCTCCACGCCCTGCGCTTTTGCGTTGTCGACACTGGCATACTCGAAGTCGTAGCACAGCGGCAGCTCCATCCGGTACGGCTTCACCGCCGCCAGCAGGTGCCGCGCCTCCGCTTTGGCCTCCTCGGCATTCTTGGCGTAGCTGAACCAATACGCGCCGCAGGGGATGCCCAGCCGATTGCACTCCGCGGCGTTCCTGGCGAACTGCTCGTCCGGTTTGCCCTTCCCGTAGCCTGCGCGCAGGATCGCGCCGGCGATGTTGCCCTTGACCTTTTCCCAGTCGATTTTGCCCTGCCAGGTTGAAACGTCGATGTACTTCATTTTTTCAGTGCCTCCCTTGTCAGCGGGCCGCAGCAGCCGTCCGGCGTGAGGCCCTTGCTTCTCTGGTATTCCTTCAGCACCCGGACGCTGCCGCCGAAGAAGAGGCCGTCTACGTCGCAGGTGAAGCCGCGGAAGGTCAGCATCCACTGGACCCATTTTGCGCCCTCGCCGATGCTCCACATTCCGACGTTGCGCGTCGGCTCCGCGTAGGGGCAGACCGCCTGCTCCTTGCCCTCCCGGAAGAAGGCCAGCGCGTTGTATGGGATGCGGGGCGAGCTGTAGATCGGCTGGCCATTATAGTGCAGATGCCGGCTCCCGCCGCCGTCCAGGTTGACCAGCGTGACGATGCCCTTGGCGATGGCGTGCTTTGCGAATCCCTCGATGTCCACGCCGTCGTCTGTGACGATCATGGTCTTGTTGTCCTTCGTCTGGCCGATCCCGATGCGGCAATTCTTCGACCAGAACACATACTGATCCTGCCACGCCGGCGGATTGAAACAGCCGCGCAGCACGGGGCAGTTGTACCCGGCGACAAAGAACTGCCAGGCGTCCTCATACGGCCCGCCGAAGCGCAGCTTCCCGTCCCGGATGCCCACGCCCGGATTATTCCCTTCGTTCCGCACGAGCCGGCCTTCCTCGAAGGTGGTGCCCACGGGCGGCCCGGCGGGGCGTCTATAAAACTGGATGCCTCCGTCGTACAGGCTGGCATTGCAGACCGCGAAGGGCCGGTGCTGCGCCGCCCATACGCTCAGCGTGCTGTCGGGCTTGATGTATTCCGCCCGGCAGCCGGTAACGTCGTACAGGTTCATTCTGCTGCCTCCATTTCTCTGAGCTCTATCACTTCCAGCAGGCGCCGAATCAGATCAAGCGCCTCCGGTACGGTCAAGCAGGCAAGCTCTTCATCCGTCATACGGTTCCCCTGTGATCTCCTCGAACTCCTCCGGCGCGATGCCCTTGCCGGGCTTCCGCTCGTTCAGCTCGACGTAGCCGCGCAGCGTCTCCTCCGTGATGTAGCCGAGCTCCCACTTCTTTTTGAGCGTTTCATACTTCGGGCTGTGTTCCATTTCCTCGTCCTCCTTTACAGACTATCAACGGCGAGCTGAAGCTCCGAGAGCGCCTGCTGCACGCCCTGGATGGCAGGGGAGAGCATCATGCTGTACTCGTCCTTCGTGTACTCCCGCTCTTCATAGACCCATTCCAGTCGCTCCGTCCCGTCCATGTCCGTGACGGTCTCCTGCCGGATGTTCTTGCGCTCATAGACCACGAAGCTGCTGCTGGTCCTGTCCAGCGTCGCCGGCTCCCGGTCCCCGTGTACGGTTTTCCATACTGTCATTTTTCTTTTCTCCTTTCAAAGCCTTCTTTGCGATTGCTGAAATTCTGCGCTTGCAGTATTGGACGCTGACCTTTGGCTTGATCCAGCGGAGATAATAGCCGTATGTGTCGGTATGCGTGAAATACCCCATATAGCTGATGATTGCCCCAGCGTCCTTCCTGGTTGTTTGTCGCTTCCGCTTCATACGGTTTGCCTTGGCTCTCGCTCTTTTCAGGATGGATTTTCGCAGCGTCACGCGGTCCCTGTGGACCACGAAGCCCACGGCGTTGATCGCCCGCCCGGTCACGCACCCGGTTTTTCGGCTCACTCCTTCAAAGCGAAACACCTGCCAATCGTCTTTGATATGCAGGTGCAGCTTTTCGCTCAGGTAAGCCTCGATCTCCCGCACCATTCCGTGAAGCCGCTTCTTGTTCGTGGAAAACAGCCACATGTTGTCCACGAGACGGATATAGTGATCCGGTTTCAACGTCTGGACAACGAAGTAATCAAAGGCCATCAGATAGAAATGCGAGAGCCACGGACTGGTATAAAAGCCTTTTGGCAGCCCCGGCGCTCCTGTGTCGATCACGAGGAACAGGATGCGCAAATATCTCTTGTCCCGTATAAGCCGCACCAGCATTTCCTCCAGGATTGCCGTGTCGATGGTGTCATAGAATTTTCGGATGTCCAGCTCTGCCACATAGAACTTTTTGCCCTTGTACCCGTCCCGCCAGCGCCGGATTGTCTTCATGACGAAGTGCGGGCCACGATCCGGCAGTGATCCGCAGGCATAGCGATATAGCTTCTGAAACACGATTTTGCGAAATTGCCGCATGAGCATGTGGTGGACGATCTGCTCGTCGTCCCATCGTGGCTTCTGGATTTCCCGCGTTTTCTTGTGGCTGCCCTCCTTCAGCGTGTGGGTCGGATGTTTCGGTGGCCTCCAGGTCCCGTGGACCAGCCTGGCGGTCACAGCCTTCGCTTTCTTCTTTCTCCTGGCGTCGGTGATCGTCCGCGCCACCACAGGGCGGCCCCGTTTTCTCTTGGCCGCCTCGATGATGGCCGCCTCTGCCTCGGTCTGCTCGATCATTGCGTCGAAAAGTCCGTTGTAGCTTTTCATTTTGAGGTGTTCCTTTCTTATCCCCTCAGCGGCGTTGGGAGGTGCGATCCTGCGCGCCTCTTACCAGCCGCCCCTCTTATCGGGTTAATTTTCAGCATGCGCTGCGGAAATATGATCGCATTGTTGTATAGTGACCCGCCTGCGCGGGGCTACACGCAAAACCGTGAAAGGACAAGATAGCGAGGCCCCGATGTTCCACCTCGCATTCGACGCCGCGTTGTTGCAGTTCAGATAGCGGGCGCCGCACTTGGCGCCGTTGTTGCAGTTGCCGCCAACGATGGGCACGGCTGACGGATGCACGGAGGCCCCCAGGAGCGCGAAACATATTCCCGAAATGATGGATTGAATACAGCCGGGGGATTATCCCCCGGACCCCCTGTTAAGAGGGATTTTTCAAAGAAAGCGAGGCCCCGAAGTTCCACCACGCATCCGACGCCGCGGTGTTGCAGTACAGATAGCGGGCGCCGCACCAGGCGCCGTGGTTGCAGGCGCCGCCAACGCCGGGCACGGCAGTGATGCTGGTGTTGATCCAGAAATAATCGCACTCATACGTCGAGTCGCTGCCGCCGGTGGCCGTCGGGAATGTGCCGAGCCTGCCGCTGTACTCGCGGACCTGGTAGCCTTCGCCGGCCAGGATCGCGCCCACGGTGGCGTAGCCGTTCCCGGTGAAGTTGTAGGCGTTGCCCTTGCTGTTCATCTGCGCCTTGACCATGCCGCTGACGACCACCATGCCCACAATGCGGTCCCATCTGTCGCCCCACCAGTTCTCCAGGTGGAACACCTTGACCGCGTGCGAGGTGTCGCTGTAGCCGAAGAACTGGCCCGCGGCATTCAGAGAGCCCGTGGTCATAAGGTCCGACGCGCTGGAGCCGCCGGTGGTGTGCCCCTGGCCGTACACCGCCTGCGTGTTTGTGCTCTTGCCCATGAGGATCAGCAGGTCGGCGATCAGGTTCCAGACGCCCCACTCTTTGATTGTCCAGGCGCTGCCGTTGTTCTGCGCGTAGGTCAGCTCCTCGGATGCCTGCTTGCTGTTCATCGGCGCCTGGCCTGAGAGGGAGCGCAGCTTGTTGTTGCTGTCCAGGCTGCCCTTGAACATGGCGACATACTTGAACGGCTGCACAATGCCGTTTTCGTCCGTGTGGACGTCGGCGCAGTAGCTGTCGTCGTAGGGCTCCTCGCAGCATACGAAATAGTAATAATCGCCGTCAGTCCAGCGCTTATAATAGACGCAGGGGATGGCGCTCATTGCGTTGCCGTCGTAGGACGTGTTCGCCACGTCGCTGTTGGTGGTGCCGTCGGACTTCTTTGCGTAGTTGTTCGGATCCAGCTGATAGTCCACGGCGCCGTTGGATTTCACCATGCAGGGGTAATTGTTCTTGACGAACCAGATGTTCGCCCAGCTCCCGTAATTGAAGGCGCTGCCGAAGTTCATAAAGGCCGGCGTCATCCCCACGGCGTCGTAGAGATACTCCACGCGGTTCGCGGGGCTGCTCTCGCTCATTTTCACCCGGAAGCCGTACCGCTTGGGCTGCTGGCCCCGCAGTTCTGCCAGGATCGTGTCGGTGTTGTTCTTGGCCGCCGTGGCCTTGGTGTTCGTGTCCTCCACCGTCGCCTTCGCGCTGGTGATTTTGGTGTTGCTGTCTTCGACGGTCCCCTTGATGGAGAGCTGGGTCGTTTCGGTTGCTACATAAGATTTTCCCATGATGATCGTTTCCTTTCTTTATTCGTCCGGCGTCACGATGTAGAGGCCGCCGGCGTCCACGCCGATTGTGAAGGCGACGTTGCTGCCGCTGTCCTCGGCTGCCGCGCCCACCATGTCCGGCGTGTAGTCCCCTGTCTGCGGCACGACGACGCCGGCGCGTCCGTTGAAGGACGTGACGCCGCCGCCCGCGGCCTGCGCGGCCACTTCGGCCCAATACTTCGCGTTGTTGTGGTAGGTCGGGTCCTCGCCGCCCACGTCCTCGCCGCCCCGCTGGCCGACGGCCCAGGCTTCTGCGTCCTCGGCGCTGTCTTCTGCAGCGTCCTTCGCGTTGCCGGCGTCCGTAGCGTCTCCCGCAGCTGCTGCCGCGCTGTCCCTCGCGTCGTCGGCGTAATACTTCGCGTTGTTGTGGTAGGCCGGGTCCGCGACGCCCACGTCCTCGCCGCCTCGCTGGCCGACGGCCCAGGCTTCCGCGTCCTTCGCGCTGCCGTCCGCCGCCGTTGCGCTGCTGCTGGCCGCGTTTTTGAAGCCCTTGGCCGCTTCTTCGTCCTGATGGGCCGCCGACGCGCTGGCCGCAGCCGCGTCCACCATATCGTCCAGCGCCGTGACAAGCGCGGAGCTGAGCATGGTGTCCGTGATGCTGCCCGCCTTGATCGTGGCCGTGACCTTGTGGCTGTTGACGGTGAATTCGATCTGCGCGCTGTCCTCGAACTCCAGCTCCGTGATGAAGGCGCTCAGCGAGACGGACTGCGTGGAGCCGTCCGCCAACGTCAGTACCAGGCTCTGCGTGTCCGGGTCATACGCCCAGTTTGTCGCCACCTTCTCCAGCGCGGTGTCGATGGTCTTTGTGGCGCCGTCCTCCCGCGTGAAGGTGAAGATGCCGGTGTCGCCGTCGAAGCCGACGTTCTTGAAATGCAGGTCCGTGACGCTCTTGTCGCTCTTCAGCGCCAGCGCCGTCGTCGTGGCCGTGTCCCCGGCCTTCGTGTCCAGGATCGCCTTCAGGCTGCTGAGCACCGTCTGGATGTCGTCGCCGGTGACGCCCGTGATGGCGACCACGCCGATCTCCCCGGCGCCTGCTGTGCTGACAAGCAGGTCGATCACGCTGTTGATGTTGCCCTTCAGCCCTTCCCGGATCAGCCGGTCAAAGACCTTTTTGTTGTCCTCCGCGTTGCCGACCAGCTTGTTCGGCGCCGCCACGACGCCCTTCGACGCGATCAGCGCATCCGTTACTTTGTAGTCACTCAGGGCCATTGTCTGTTTCCTCCTTTGGCTCTTCCTTTTTGCTCTGCCGGCACTTGCCGTTCCGGCATACCCAGACCGGCGCGCCGTCCTTGATCCGCTCCAGGCGCATCTCTATCCCGCAGACCGGGCATTTCATACCAGCACCCCCTCCGGCAACGCCGTCACGTCCGCGTCCGTCGGCAGGCCGTAGCCGCCCGCAGCCGGCTGTCCCGGATTTGCCGCACCTGGCGCCGTCCCGGCCCCCGGCAGCTGCATCGCCGGCTGCTCGAACTTCCTGCGCCAGCTGTCGATGATCTTGTCCTTGTCCGGAATGTCCAGGATGTCGAGCTGTGCCGCGTACAGCTGCCAGTTGTCCGCCGTGATGCTCGCCTGCGTCAGCGCCCCCAGCGCCTGTAGCGTGGCGATCTTGCCCCGCTGCGCGCCGTCGCCCGCCGTGACGGTGACGTCCACCTTGGGGAAGTACTCCCACTCGTCCCGGACGAGCTGCTTTGTGATCGCGTCATATACCGGCGGCTGCATCATGGCAAAGTTGTCGGCATTGAAGACGACGCTCTCCGCCTTCGGCCTGCCGCGCTCCTTGTTCGCGCCCAGAAACAGCAGCCGGTCATCGTCGAAGTATTCCAGCGCCAGCCAGTCCAGCAGCTGATAAAGCCGCTCGAAGCCGGCCCGGCGGTCCGCCTTCTTGATGTCTGCCTGCTGGTTGCTGTCCTCGCGCAGCATGGCGAGGCCCGCGGCCGTCGTCTGCCGCGCCGTCTCCTTGCCCTGAGCGCTGTCCCAGTTGCGGTTGGCCGCCTCGATCCGCTCCTTCAGATAGTTCAGCAGAATGGTGGCGTTGCCGGCAGTGTGAAGGCCGCCCAGCCGGGCGACGCCGTTCATGCGGTTCTGCTTCACCATCCAGACGGCGCCCGGCGCGTTGGTCATCTCGCTGCCGTCCGCCATGGCGCCCTCCTCGGCGAGAATGATGTCATTCGCCATGAAGGCGTCGTTCAGCAGCGTGTCGCTCAGCTTTCGGTCCTCCGCGTCCACCAGGTCCAAAATTGGAAAGAGTTCGCTCTTGTTCCAGATGCTGTTCTCGTCCCGGATGCGCCAATAGTGGACGAAGGGGAAGAGCTTGCACTGTTTTCCGGTCCGCTTCCAGTATTCCGGGATCAGCTTCAGCTCGATGTCCCCGCACTGGATGGAGCAGGCGACGTCCCCGGCGTGGACCTTGACCTTCTTGCCGTCCGTCGTCTCCGTCTCGCCGTCCGTCGGCCACCGGAACCAGAACTCCAGCACCTGCACGGTGTCCGCCGCGTCGTCGATGGCTGTTGACAGGTCGAAGACGCTGCTGCGCGGCACATAGCTCGCGCCGTCCACCTCGTCGGCGCCTTTGCCCAGCTTCTTCAGGCGTTCCCCGTAGAGCTGCCAGAAGCGGACCTTGTGCATCGTGTAGACGTAGCCCAGATATTGGCCGTCCTGGATGCTGCCGCCTCGGATGCTGGGGTCGGGGAAGATGGCCTCCGGGCTGACGTCCGCGATCCGGATGTCGCCCTCGTGGATCCCGCATCGCATTTCGTTGTCCCAGTATGCCTTCCAGAAGGCGTCGCCCAGCTTCAGCAGCCGGCGCTCGTTGGCCGTGTTCATGTGGTCCAGGTCGTTGTTTTCGCAGATGTACTTGACTGCCAGCTCCCGCTGCTTTGCCTTCTCGCTGTCCTGGTCGTCGTCCCGGCCCCGGAACTCAGGCACCGGCACAACAGGGTCGATCTGGCTCTCCACCATGATCCACGGGTCCGGGCAGACTGCTGGCGTCCACGGCAGGTCGTGCTCGTCGCAGAAGTCCTTGACCTCCGCGCTGACGTCATGGATGAAGTTGTAATAGTCGTTGTATTTTTCCCATTCGGCCTCCCGGATCGTCCGCGCCGCCTTCGCTTTGTCGAAGAGCTGCGGGACCGTCTCAGTGCGCGCCTCCGGCGTGCTGTAGTCGTAGCCGGAGATCAGCGTCTTGTTGTTTTTCTTCATGTCTTCACCTCTTTGCGAAGTTGCCGCGGACGAAGTGTTTCGTGATGCCGAAGACGCCGAAGCCCTCGCCCGGCACGCTGTTCCGGATCAGAATTTGCAGCCGCTTGTACTTCTTGACCTTCGTGTTGAAGAAGATTTCACGCGGCGCGTCGTTGCTATCGAAGGAAAAGCGGGAAAAGTCGATGTCTTCCCAGTCGAAGATGTCGATGGTGTCCGCGTTGGCCTGCCAGTCCGCTGCGTCCCGGTCCGTCCGCAGGCATACGCGGGCGCTGCTTCGCTGGTATGGCTTCAGCGTGACGGCGCAGCCGCGTTTTATCATGGTTTTCAGCACCGTCGCCGCGTCGTCGTCGTCCATCTTCGTCGCCCATACGGCGTCGATTCCTTCCCCGTCATCGGAAAACCGGGCGATGCTGCTGTTGTCCGTGTTGAAGCGGCACACCCTGCCGTCCTCCGTGCCGAAGTACAGCGTCTCGTCCGCTCCGCTCTTCAGATTGAGCCAGCACCGGGCCGGAACGTGCTCCCAGTAATAGCACTCGTAGACGTAGTCGCCCAGGCTCTCGCTGCGGTATGTCTTGTTTTGCCGCCCGTCCAGGATGTAGACGTGTCCGTTGGGGAAGGCCAGGAGATACATGCCCTGGTAGCCGACGGCCTCGGCGTCGCTCAGCGATTCGCCTGTCAGCCTTGCGTTGATGTAGTAGCTGCGGTTCTGGCCCACCTTGTCGCCGGTCAGGTAGTTCGTTGTGACGGCGTAAACGCCCGTCCCGGCCAGAAACATCGGCTCGTCCAGCAGGGAAGCGAAGGCCCCGGCTGATACCGCTCCGACGCCCACCATGGCCTGTGAGAGCGAAAAAACGGCCTTGCCATCGCTGTCGATGCTCGCGCTGCGGAAGAAGATCGTGCTGTCCTGGCCGTTGTCTTCCTTCACGATGGCGAGATAGTTGCCGATTCGGCAATAGCCCAGGATCGGGACGCCCTCGATGCCTACGTCCGCATAGCCCAGATCGGGGAAATAGGTCGGATCGTTCAGCGCGCTGGTATAGTCCCGGTTCGGGCTGTCCGGATTGCCGGAGAGCACAACGCGGTCAGAGTTGCCCGCGCCGTACACCGTAATGATCGTGCATTTGTTGATGATGTCGGCATAGCCGGCCACCGTGACCGGGAACTGTACCACCAGACCGTCCGCGCTGCCTGCTCCCGGCGCTGCCGGCGGCGCGTTCATGGTGACTTTTCCGGTGGTACGATCCACGGAGAAGGCCGTCGTCTCCGTGCCCCACACCCAGCAGCGCACCGTCCCCGTCTGGTCGATGGGCGCGCTGTCCAGCTGGAACACTGTCGCGCTGCCGTCCGTCTGAAATGCGTTTTTCCGATACGGCGTCGCCATGTTCACGTCCTCGTAGGGCGTGCCGCCGCCTGTCGGCTCTCTGGTGATGATCGTCGTCGGGATGTAGGCGCTCTCGCCCAGCCCTGTGACCCGCGCCACGGTGTTGCCCTCGCAGCGGATCAGCTCGCCGCCGGTGACGATCCAGAGCTTCCCGGCCAGGCTGACAGAGCGGCTTTTTCCGTTGTGAAGCCCTGTCAGCCGCTCCACGGGCGCGTTTTCCGTTTCGTCCCAGGTGTAGAGCTTCGTCCCGGCATGAACATAGCGATAGCGCACGCCGCCGTAGACCATCGTGTGCAGGCCGTTGATCCTCTGCGCCGCGCCGCTCTCCGTGATCGTGTGCAGCGTCCGCCATCCGCAGCGCTTCTCCGGCATCCCGCCGGCGTCGGAGATCATGTTCGTGCAAAGCGGGCTCCGGCTCTTGTCTACCAGCGCCGGGTCCGTGCTGAAGTCCGCGCCACGGAATTTGTCATATGTGGTGCTTTTGATGCTTACCCTGGCATTTCTCGGCATGGCTTACCTCCCGCTGAACAGCACCTGCTGGAGCTGCGTACCGCCGGGCTTGTCCGGCGTCAGCAGCGCCAGGGCGTTCGCCCACTCGTTGCGCAGGGCCTGATAGTCCAGCACCAGATCGCTGATCAGCTGCTGACTCGCCACAAAGAACGGGCAGGCCTGCGCCGCGTCCTCCGCCACCTCGAAGACGTAGCTGTCCGGCGTGTCCGGCGTGATCGTCGTCGGATAGGCGAAATACTCGATCTCGATGGCCGCCAGGTCGGATGCTGGGATGATGAGCTTCCCGCCGCGCCAGTCATAGCGCTGCGTCCGCTCCCCGTTTCGGTAGATGCAGCAGAGCTTCCGGAAATCTGCCGGCATATCGTAGGCCGTCTGGCCGCTGACCCGCTCCAGCTCCACCAGCTTTCGGATTGGCTTCAGCGCGCAGACCTGCTTCTGCGCCGTGTCGAAAAAGTCGTTCATCTTGTTGTCGATGTCCGCGTCGGTTGTGATCGTCCCGCCGCTGGAGTATTCGTCCAGCAGCATCAAGACCTTGCGCTTGCCCTCTTCGAGCGTCATACAATCACCCCGTTCTGCTTCTTACCCGTCGGCGTCCGGCGTCTCCGGCTCCGGGACGCCGCACCACTGATCGCCCGCCTCGTCGTAGTAGAGCTCCGCGTGGGTGTCGATCTCGATGAACTTCTGGCCGTTTCCGCCCTTGATCCTCGTGGGCTTGGTGTCGGTGGACAGCCCGTAGTAGGTGAGGGGCTGCACATTCGTCGGTGTAATCATCGTTTTGGCCTCCTTTTTTTGATGTCCCTAATTACTGCAAGCGCCCCGCCCGGAAAACCGGGCGAGGCTTTTGCGTGGTGATTCCGCTCCCTTATGCGGGATTGGAGAAGATGATCTGGCGGGCGTCGCCCCAGCCGCAGCCGAAATCGACATAGGCCGTGTAGGCGTCCTTCAGCGGGTTGTCGAGCTGGTTCTGGAAGACGTTGGGCTCGGTGATGTACACCAGCTTCACGATCTCCTTCATCAGCACAGGGTCGCAGATGGCCCACTGCTTCTTGGTGAAGCCGTCCGCGCCGCCGCCGATAACCATGTACTGGAGATCGGCCACGGGGTTCGCCGCGTTGGTGTTGTCCGCCGGATTGTGCAGCGGGCGGTACTTGGCGTTCTCGCCGCAGATCTTCTTCGCCTCCGCCTCCAGCTCAGGGCTGACAAGCAGAAGATTGAAGTCCGCAGCCAGGGGAAGGCCATCGGGCGTGGTGAAGCGGCTGCCCTGGGCCTGCGCCGTGGTGATCGCGCTGACGCTCAGCGCGCTGGTGACGAGGTTGCTGTAGGTGCCGGCGTCCGGATCGGCCACATAGGTCCGCCCGGAGCTGCCCTTGCTGGCGTTGGGATGGCTGGCGCTCGCCCAGGCCATGCCGTCGCCGCCCTTGCAGTCGGCGTTGAAGGCATTGCCGAACATCCGCAGCAGGTGCAGATAGACGGTCATGGCCGCGCTGTCGCCCAGCTTCCGGCCCACCTTGGCGCACTCGCCGCTCTTGTCCACCTTGGCCTGCTTGTAGCCGATGATCTCCGTGCCGGCGTACTCGGCGGGCGTGATGATCGTCTTAAAGCCGCGGCGCTGGTGGATCTCGTTCAGATTGCTGCCGTCGTAGGCAGGCATCTCGCCGAAGCCGCCGGAGCCCGTCAGCTCGTAGTCGATGCTCTTGGCCTTGACCGTGCCGACGATGCTCAGAAACTTGTTGATGCGGTTTTTGTACGCATAGTCAAAGGCCGCGCCGACAAACTTGTAGTTGTCGGCCTTCCAGTTGGTGAAATCAGGCATTGTGTGTTCCTCCTCTTAGTCCTCGGCGCCCAGCGCGTGCAGGTGCGCCATCATGTTGACAAGGCCCAGCGCCTCGTCGCGGCCCACGACCTTCAGCGGCAGGGAAGCCGTCGCGGTCAGGATCAGCTTGCTGCGCCCGCTGTCGAGATTGCCCTTCTTGAAGCCGATGGGCGGGTAAATCTCGTACTTGTCGCCGGCGTAGGGCGTGCCGCCGCTGGCCTTGGTGAAGGTGCTGACGGTGCCGCTGCTGGTGTAGGCGTAGTCCGTGATCCTGTCGATCTTGCCGATGGGGTCGGTGTTGGTGCTGCCCTCCGCCTTCTCGATCAGCTTGATATAGCCGCCGTTGAAGTCGTCGTTGCTGAACGCGGCCAGCGTGCTCGCCGTCATGGTGGTGGCGCTGCCGCCGGTGGCCGCCACGACGGGGGCGGGGCACTGGAAGATCAGCGCCGGGTCGTCGTAGACCATGATCTTCGTGCCATTGGCTCTGGGATCAAGGCCGTCGGCGGCGCCCTTGTGGTTCTCCGCCGCGATGCCGAGGACCTGGCCGGTCTCGCCTGCGGACGCCGCAACAACCAGCCCTTCCGAGAGCTTCACGACCTGGCCGGCGCTGATTTCGGTGTTGTACGCGATGTCATACTCGCGGGCACTCTTCAGCACCTGGCCGTCTGCTTTCTGAAATGCTTTCATTTTGCGTTTTTCCTCCTGTTATCGTTCATAAAATTCTTTTTCGGTCATAGCCATTTCGGGGTGCTCCTCATTCCATTGTTTCAGCTCGGCGCGCTGCGCCGCTGTCAGCGTCACGGTGCCGCCCCCGCTGCCATGGCCGGTGGAGCGTGCCGCCTTGTCGTCGCTCTTCGCCGCCGCGCTCGCTGCGGCCTCGCCGACAAGCTCCACAAAGTCCCCGTAGAGGTCCGCCAGGTGCTCCTTGCCGTAGCGCGTCCCTGCAAACCTGCGAAACGCCGGGTTCGTGTCCAGCGCCGCGATGTCTACCTTGGGATAGCGCCGGCGGAAGTCCTCGATGTCCTCGCCGATGAACTTGTCCCGCTCCGCTTTCTGCCTCTTGGCTTCCTCGGCCTTCTTCGCTTCGGCGCGCTGCGCCCGCACGAAGGCCCGGTCCTCGTCGTCCTCCAGCACGTCCTGCGCTGTGCGGCCCGTCGCCTTTGCGCGCTTTTCGGCGTCGGCCCGGCGCAGGGCGCCGCTGTACTCTTCGAGGTCCTTCTTGCTGGTGAAATAGCTGCCGGGCTTCGCGGGGTTCGGAATCTGCATCGCGGCGATGTCCTCGTCGTTCTGCCGGCGCATCCGCTCCTCGGTGTCCTTCTCCGCTCTCCGGCGTGCTGCGGCCACCGCCGCATTGAACGCTCGCTGCTGATCGGCGTTATCAGCTCCGGGCTGCTCGCCCTGCCCTTCGCCCTGGGCTCCCGCTTCCGTTCCGTTTTGCAGGTCTACGTCTGCCTGCTCCCCGCCGCTCATTGTCGGGTTATATTCGTCCATTGTTTCCTCCGATCCGCCAGGAGACGGCCCCGGCGTCTCTGGCATTTTTACGCTCTTGCCGTGCGTGATAAAGGGCAGGGGAGAGGGCGTTTGCCCTCTCAGCCCGTCGGCGCGCCGGTGAAAGTGTGAGATTTTTCATCAACCGTGCCTTCTG